CCACTAACAACGCTGTCCTTATTGGTAAGCGTCACTGTCGCACTTAAGTCGTCGCCAGGTGTTGTTCCGCTTAGAGCCTTCGTTCCTGTATTCTTCGCGTCCCAATCTTCTGCTGTTGTAAGGTTCAAAGTGTCGCCTGGCGTGATCGCTTCGCAATACACAAGCCAACCCGCCGTGCCGGTTGATCCTGCTGCTGAGAATTGAATGTCTGCCTTGAGTGTTCCTGTTGCTGTGTATTCATCAGGAAAGATAAAGCAGTGCGTGCTGATGCCTTCCTGTGTTGAATCGTCAAACGCCCAGCCTGATCGGTAGCTGGTTGTAAGCTGCTTTGAAACTAATGCCGCTGGCGTTGGCGTCGATACGGTGCCAATGAATGCGCTGACAGGAATGGAAAGCGTAAAGTTGCGAGCCATTTTAAAGCGTCCTTGCCGTTACAGTGCTTACTTGTGGGTTGTCTGCAAGCCAGTCGCCTAGATCAATTGTGACAGCTTCCACGCTTTGCTCTGTCTGTGCTGCGTCAATTTCCTGCCAGGTGTCAGTAAGGATGTCAACGCCCACATCAATCCAGTTTCGCAGCTGGCCAATGTATTCAGCCTGCTCTGTTTTTCCTACGCTTTTGGCATCGTGTTTAATGTCTGACGCATAGCAAAAGATGAAAGGATCATAGCCTTCGGCAGCTAATGAAGCGTAGAGGTAATCGCGGGTTTCGGCTCTTTTTGTTTCCTTGGCGGTTGCAAGTCGCTGGGAATAATAGATCGCTTGATCTGACTGGCTCATTTCAATAACTTCATCGCCGCTGACTTCCCAAAGCTCCGGCGGGCAGTCGGGTAAGACTGGGTTGATGATCCATTCTTCGCTGCTGTATTCAGGCGTGTTCACGCTTTGCCTGTACTCAAGGGTCGTTCGGTGTATCACATCGCTCATTGATTGCGTTCCATCTTTTCAAGAGTTGACCTGATCCATTTGATGTTGTTTTCTATCGCGATCAGTCGGTCGTGATCTTCTTCGTAAGTCTTAATAGCTTCGCGGTTGTGCTTTATCTGCGTCTGGGCAACGCCAAAAGCAGCACCGCAAAAGAGCAGGCTTGTAATTAGGGAAAAAATAACGCCTGCACGTTGTTCAATTGCGCCCATTAGTCTTTACTGCCAATAATTAACCACAGGCTAGCTGCAACACTGCTTGCCGCTGTCATTACGGCTTGCCAGTCCGGCACCGTAGACTTGTCACTGTCTGCAAACGCTGCGAGTGCTGTGCCTGCGGCAATAAGTAAAGTAGCCACACCAATTACTGTGGTGCGAATGTTTTTAATGTTGCCAATTACCTTGCGAAGAGTCGCCATCGATGTCTCCTATGCTTTTTTCCGCTGTGGACCACAGAGCTTTCCTGGTCGTCAGCCTCGAAACGTAGCCGCAACTGGTGCGACTGGCTCCTGTTCTACCTTTTTTGGCGTTGGAAGTGGTAAAGGTTCAGGTGCGACGTGTGCCATCGAGTAGAGAAGCACGCCAATGCAGGCAAGTATCCCAATGTCTTTCATTCTTTAATGTCCGGTGTGGTTACAGATCGAATGCAAAAGCCACCTGAGTCCATCCATCGCTCGCTGTCGTATCTCATGACGTTGTAGCTGTCTTTGTATTGGCTTAGGTAACGGCCGTTCTCTTTAACTAGTTTGACGTGCGGTATGCTGTGGCCTTGGCGGCCGTTAGATAAAGCCATGCCGTGGAGCAAAACGCTGGCGTGTGCTTCGACATCTCGCGGGATCAGATACACCTCTAAGGCGCGGAATTGCTTGGCAGTGCTTTCCCATCCCTTAGGTAGACCCGACTCTCTAAGCCAGCCTTTAGTCGGCCAATGGTCTTCAGTGCGGCCGCTTGTCTGGTGCAGCGTGTGCTCGAATATCTTTGTCTGTGCGTTGTCGCCGCCTGGCCCGTCGTGACATGGGAGCATTCCGCGAGAAATCATTTCGCGGCAACTATCCCGTACATTGCTCCCGCCATACCTAGAGCCACAAATTCGCACATATAGAGCTAGCGGGCTAAACCATACGTCATGCCCTAAGCCGTTGAATTGTCGGTTATAGGCTGTCATAAACAACTGTTGCGCACTATGTGCCACGCATTCTGAGCTTGAACCTTGATGAGTGAACCGCGAGCTAAAGAAATCAGCAGAGCTTGCGTTTAGTTCATGCTGACGGATGCGGTCGTCCCATTCTGAGCGTGGAATGTAAAAGCTGTCAGGCAGATACTTCAGCCCAGCGTGCAGCATCTCGTCGTCTGGCGGCAATTCTTGCATGCCGTCAAAGCTAAA